CAAAGACGAGCTCTCCAAAATGGGGCCTCCGAAAGAGTTCAAAAAGCCGCCAAAGCCAAAGACCGTCGGAGAGCTCGACGCAGCATGGCGCGGCGTCGAGGATGGCAGGAAGTTCGACCCGTCAAGCAAACTGGAAGAAAAGAAACAGGAGGCATAACCGACATGGCAAATACGAAGTTTGAAGTTTCGATGGATATTTTCAAGTTTCAGGGAGAGCCGGATGTGAGCGTCACACTCACCGGCAAGAGCCCCGCAGAACTCGGGACCGCGCTCAAAACGCTCGAGACCATCGCCAAGACCACGACGCTGTACGACGGCGACAGCGCGCAGGAGACGGCAAAGAACGTCCCCAGCGAGCCGCAGCAGGAGACCCCGGTGGTTTCCACGCCTGATAAGAAA